ATGAAACGGAAAGAGGTAAATATTTGTATTTCTGAGATTCGTAATCTTTTACGGTCTATTGATAGGTCTTTTGTACCTAATTATGTATATGATAAGAGTTCTTTGGTGTATCGAAATGCTGCCGATATTCGCTATATAGTTGATATTCTTTGTAAGTCTTTAACTCATTAGCTTATGAAAAAGAAAGTTTGTTTCCGTCAGTATCTTCGATGTGTGATTGTCTACACCGATATTCAATCTGTCCGTGTTCTTCATTATGCGGTTTCTACCGATTATGTTGAGGATTTTACCCAGATGATTAAAGATACATTTGTTCACCCTGATATATCCTTTACGGATATTATCTATTCTCCCGATTCACGTCAATTTTTTCAACTTATATAGATATGAATAAAGAAGTATTAAAGATTATTATTAAGGTTTTGATTTATGCCTTAGGTTTGATTGGTTCTGCCTTTGGCATTTCTGCCTTAACTTCGTGTACGTCTAGCCGTGCCGTTGAGTGCCACGGCAAGACAACTATCCTTATTCAGGATACCACGACAATTGAGCACTCTAGTGATTTTTTTCGTGATTTCAAATATCGGTATTAATGGCAAACTTATTACCCTTTATTAAGTGTACGTCTCCTATTGCTATTCATAGAGGTTCTTCTATTTTTCTCTATCCTTGCCGCAAGTGTGAGTGTTGTCAGGTCTCTCGACAAAAGTCACTTTCTACCATGTTGGCTTTGGAAGAAAGTCACGCTAAGTATTGTTATTTCATTAACCCTACTTACAATGATTTTAATATTCCAGCTGTCCGTGTTCCTGATGATGCTGATTTTGGTAGTATTGCTGAATTTGAGATTATTACACCTAGATTAAAGCGTGATAAGTATTTTGAGCCTTATATTGTTGATTATGATGTAGATTTAGAAAAGTCTATCGGTCAGCTTTGTGAGCAACGTGACGAGTATTCTCGTCTTTACTCTCGTTCACATAAGTTTGTTCCTCATGATGTTATCTATCTCTTGCATTATCCCGATATTCAACGTTTTATTAAAAGGTTTCGTATTTATGCAAAAAGAAAATTTAACGCTTCGTGTCGCTACTATGTCGTTGGAGAGTACGGTACTAACTCACTCCGTCCTCATTGGCATTTGTTACTATTCTTCGATTCCGATGAGTTGGCACAAGATTTGGAACGCTGCTACCATCCCACGGACAAAGAACTCAGGAAAGACCCTGACCTCAGATTTTACAACGACCACGATTGTGCAGAGTGTTTACGTACGCTTTGGAAGTTCGGTTTTGCGACTAGTGAACGTACAAACAAATCCGCTTATTACTATGTTTCCGGTTATGTTACGAGCACTTCTCGCTTTCCCCTCTGCTTGTCGGCTTTATCAAGACCCCACTCGCTGCACTCTCGTTTCTTTGGTCAGACTTTGGCAGAAGAAGAGATTCAACGAGCAATTGTCTCTCAGGACTTCGAATATTTCAGAGTTCATTATCGTCACTCTAGCAAAGGCTATCAGATTCCTTATGCCCTTTGGCGGTCGTATTACTCTCGATTCTTCCCCGTCTTCACTGGACTTGTTAATATGTCTAATGAAAAAATATTTCGTTTATTTGAGTACTGGGAAGAAATCGGTAAGCTCTCCGGTTACTATAGAGTAAGTAATCAGGTTCAATGGTTAAAGAATTGGTATTATTACTATTATTCTAGACCTCTTGAAACTATACCCTCTCCTATTGCAGATGTATTGTTAAATTTGCAAAGTACGTTTGATTTGTCTGAACATTGTCTTCACCCAGAAGACTTTTCGGCATTACATAATGTGTTGTATGCTAGTAAGCGGTTCTGTTGGCTTTGTTCATGGCTTAACATGTCTCACAAACAATATTTTGAAATATGGTCTAATTTTTATAAGTATATTAATCTCTCTTTGTATAAAGAGCATTATTCAGCATTGGAAAATGATCCTAAATATTTCCGTGGTTGGTTCGATAGAAGATTTATTACTCCTACCGCTGTTTTAGAGTTTCCTTTGGCTGATTCTGATTTTACTAATTTTGTTGAAAATTCTGTCTCTACTCATGATTCTCTTATTAAACATCGTGAGATTGGAGATAGGTATAAACACATTTATCAATAATTATGGCTAATCGTAGTAACATTATGGGTTTACATGGTCTTAAGAATAAGACCTCCCGAAATTCTTTTGACCTCTCACATCGTAACCTCTTTACCGCTAAAGTCGGTGAGTTGTTGCCTTGCTTCGTTCAAGAGGTTAACCCAGGTGATTCTATTAAGTTAGATTCATCTTATTTTACTCGTACTGCACCTTTGCAGACTGCTGCTTTTACTCGTCTTCGTGAAAATGTACAGTACTTTTTTGTTCCTTATCAGTGTTTGTGGAAGTATTTTGAGGGTCAGGTTAAAAACATGACCAAAAATGCTAATGGTGGTGATATTTCGCAGATTGCTACCTCTCCTTTTGCTAATGCTAAAGTGTCAACTGAGATGCCTTTTATATCTTATACTGCTTTGCATGCTTACCTTAATAAGTTATTAAATTACGTTGATTCTTCTGCCAACCCTACTGAGTTGAGTAATCCATTTTTGTATAATAATGGTTGTTGGCGTCACGCTGAATCAGCTAAGTTATTGCAGTTGTTAGGTTATGGTAATTTTGTTCAGCAGTTTAAGAATTTTAGTGGTAGTAAACCATATTCTTTACTTCATGTAGAGAATGCCCCTGCTTTGTCTGTTTTTCGTCTCCTTGCTTACCAGAAGATTTGTAATGATTTTTATACTTATCGTCAGTGGCAACCTTATAATGCTTCTTTGTGTAATATAGATTATATTACGCCTGATTCTTCGTCCTCTATGGATTTAAGCTCGAAGTTCTCTTCCATTTCTGTTTCTGATTTAGGTAAGTCTAATATGCTTGATATGCGTTTTAGTAACTTGCCTCTTGATTATTTTAACGGCGTTTTACCTACACCTCAGTTTGGTTCTGAGAGTGTTGTTTCTTTATCTCAAAATGAAGATGTTTATACTGGTTCTGACAAATCTCAATGGCAAACTCTAGATGGAAGTGCTTTTCCTTCCGGTTCTGTTTCTAGTTCTAATAGTGACCGCTCCTTGACTGCTAATGGTAAATCTATTGGGCATGCTCATATTCTTCCTTCTGGTTCTATTACTTCTTCTTTGTCTATTGCTGCTTTGCGTCAAGCTACTGCTTTACAGAAGTATAAAGAAATTCAGCTTGCTAACGACCCTGATTTTGAATCTCAAATCGAAGCTCATTTTGGTATTAAGCCAAAGCACGATATGCATAAGTCTCGTTTTATCGGTGGCTCATCTAGTATGATTGATATTAACCCAGTTGTTAATCAAAATCTCGGCGCTGGTCAAAATGAGGATAACCAAGCTGTAACTAAAGCTGCTCCTACTGGTCAAGGTGGTGCAAGTTTTAAGTTTACTGCTGATACTTTTGGTGTTGTTATTGGCATTTACAGATGTACTCCTGTTCTTGATTATTCTCATGTAGGTATAGACCGAACTCTTTTAAAAACTGATGCGTCTGATTTTGTTATTCCTGAGCTCGACTCTATCGGCATGCAGCAGACTTTTCAGTGTGAACTTTTTGCTCCAACTTCTCAGATAACTGCTTCTGCTTCTGATAAGCGCAAATATGATATGTCTCGTACTTTTGGTTACGCTCCTCGTTATTCTGAGTATAAAGTTTCATTTGATAGATATAACGGTGCTTTCTGTGATACTTTGAAATCTTGGGTTACTGGCTTTAATACTCATATTTTTGATAGTGATCGTTGGAACGATATGAGTTATTTTAGTATTAGTGTACCTCAGCTTTTTGTTTGCCGTCCTGATATTGTCAAGGATATTTTCACGCTTCAGACTTATCATGATTCCAATGACGATAATTTATACGTTGGTATGGTAAATATGTGTTATGCTACTCGCAATTTGTCTCGTTATGGATTGCCTTATTCTAATTAAAATTTGTGTATTATGTTTGATAATGAATTTTTAAGCTATATTCCTCCCATTGGTGAGGACTTGCAGCACACTAAAGTTTCTGATGACTGCACTAAGTTACATTCAGATATTTATTTGCTGCATCATATTGGTGATTTAAATATCTCTAATAATCTTGCTGATGCAATTAAGTCTCGTTTGCAGTCTGTTTCTGATTTTATGCCAGATGATTTGCGTCAAAGTTTCGATAAACTCGACGATTTCCAAAAAATGGAGGTTACCGATTCCCGTTATGCTCAATGGGTTTCTGATAAGGTTTCTCGTACTAAGCAGTTCATGAAAGAATATGATACTGCTCTTTCTAAGTTGAAAGATTCTGAGGAAACTGAAAAGCTTAAAGCTGCCCAGAAGAATTTGCGTGATTTTATTCTGCGTCTTGGTTCTGCTGAGGAGTCCGACAACTCCTAATTATATATCTTTTGCCCTAACATGTCGGTGTTAGGGCTTTTTAATTATTTTGTGTTATGGCTAGTAAATTTGACCCTCTATCTCTCCTTAGTCCTGGCATTTCCGCTATTGGTTCTATAGCTGGCGGTTTGTTTGGTAAAAAAGGTTCTGATAATGCTGCTAAGACCCAATTGCAGATTGCTCGTGAAACTAATGCCAATAATTATCGTATTGCTCAGGAAAACAACGCTTTCAACGAACGTATGGTTGATAAAATGAATGATTGGAACTCTGCTAAGAATCAGCGTGCTCGATTGGAAGAAGCCGGTTTAAACCCTTATCTGATGTTAGATGGTGGTTCTGCTGGTACTGCTACTACTGCTCCAACTGCCGATACTTCATCTGTTCAGTCTGCTCCTGATGTTGGTAGTACCATTGCATCAGGAGCCCAACAGTTAGGTAGTTCTATTTCTTCTGCTGCGTCTCAGATTTCTCAGCAAGTTTATAACAATTCCCTTCAGGAAGCTAATGTTCGTAAGGCTAATGCTGATGCTTCATCTAGTGAACAGGATGCCTTGCTTAAAGGTATAGAATCCCAGTTTGCTGCTCAGCGTTTTTTGCTTGACCTTAAACTAAAGGAGATGCAAGGTAAAGTATCTGAGCAAGATTATTATTATTTGCGTGATAGTTTGCAAGATAGGCTTGATTCTGTTAAGTTTCAAAACACTCTTACAGGTTCTCAATCTTCATACTACAACCAAATGGCTGGTCTCGTTGATGTTCAACGTCAGATTGAGAAAACCAATTTGGATTGGTTACCTCGTGAAAAACAAGCCGGTCTTGCTGCTACTTTGCAGAATGTTCGTACTATGGTTTCCCAGATGCATTTGAGTTATGCTCAAGCTAAAAATGCTTATGCTATGGCTGCGTTAAATTATGCTCAAGAGGCTGGTATGAGACTTGATAATAAGTTAAAAGATTCTATCTTTGATTTGTCTGTTGGTATGGCTGAAAACCAGTATCTTAAGGGTTATGCTGAACAAGACCAGTACAGAAGAGGTCTTAATCTTTCTGTCCCTCAGTTTGGTGCTGCTGTTGTTTCTCAGAAGTCTTCACCTACTCCAAAACCTCCTCGAAAAGCTAAAGTATATAAGAAATAACAATAATATCTTTTATTATTCGTTATTATTGTATGGATTTATTAGATACAAGTTTTTTCAGTTTTGCGGTTTTTCTGTTTATTACACTTATTCCGCTTTTATTTGTTTTGGCTCTTATTGCTGCTGCTATACGTTGGTTATGGCATCATGCTAAAGATTAAAATTTGCGCGCGTGCGATTAACGTACGTGCGCATTTATTTTATATTTATGTGCGAGTTTCCGCCACAGGAAACGACAACCCAGCCACTTAAACGCTATCCGTTAGGCTTCAATACTTATGAAAAACACTAGCCTTTTGCTTCTTTTGGGCAATGCCAAAAGAAGACCCTCGGTAGAGCCCACGGAGTGAAAACGCGCTCGCTTCCGCGCGCTAGGCGGAAGTCAGGTTATAGGGCTGAAAGCCCTAATCGCCAGTTATCATTTATCCTTGAGCGTAACAAAATAGACGTTGCGTAGTTAGAAAATTGCTCGCTAGAGAATTTTCCACTACGTGACGTTTATTTTGTTATGCGCTCGGCGAAGCAGAAAAAGGACAATAATTTTGTCGTTTGAATTGCGACGAAGGAGCTTTTCAAACGTCAAAATTATGTTCTTTTTCACATTTCCGTTGGTCGAACACTCAAGTAGGCGAAGCGTGCGAAGCACGAAAAATATGCAAAGTCGGGTTACTTTTCCCGACTTCTCCTCCCCCTTGTTCATTTATAGCAAAAGTGACACAACCATAATTTGGTGTTGTGGTAGTTTACGCACTTTTGTGCTAATATGCAATCTAGAGTTTACATTTCACGTGAAACATTGTGAAAGTAATATAAAATTCGTTACCATAATACCGGTTAGAATTAAAAAGAGGAAAGTAAAAAAAGGAGGAAATATTCCGTTGTCAGCCACTCATGATTTCATTCCGAATTTTTTCATTTTCTTCATTTCAAAATTCTCCCTTTACATGATATTCAGGTTCCTGCAGTTTTCCTGCACTAAATAGCACATTTTTGATAAACCGCCAAGAAAAATGCTCAAAAAACTTTGCTTATTCAAAATAATAATCTTAACTTTGCGGCATAATTCTAAGGTAAAACCAAGATTGTCGGGCACTCAGAATCATCAAAGGTTTTTATAAATAAGACAATAAATATGGCAGATAAGAATATTTTTAAATTAGAAGGGAAAAGCCAGGAACAGGTAAAGGAAGCCTTTCTGGAATTTCTGAAAATAGACAAAACTAAGCCCGGTGGCTATGCCAGCGTAGGCTCAAACAAGGTTATCTGCAAGGTCGCTAAAGAGGCCTGCGGGGTAAACTCGGTATTGGAAATCAAGAAAGCAGAGGATGCTACAGAAGTGAGCAAACTCCTGACTGGCAGAATAGACGAAGAATTGGACTACGGCAAGAGGCACCAAATGACAAGCCTGAGATGCCACGTAAGAAAATACATCGAATTTCTGAACTTCTGCGAAGGTCAGAAAGGCAAACCTGTTTACGAGTTTGACAAAGACCCAGATAAGCCATTCATCGGCGCCAGCCAATTCAAGAAGATTGTTTCCCTGCTGAAGGCAAAGAAGAACATCATCCTAGAGGGAGCACCTGGTGTGGGCAAAACCTTTCTGGCCAGAAAGATAGCCTATCAGCTGATTGGCTTTGTGAAGGATGAGAATATCGAGATGGTACAGTTTCATGGAGGCTGGCGAGGCTCTACCGATGATGGAAACCGACGTGACGCTTTTCAATCCGAATAGGCAGGAGAAGCTTATTCTTGATGCCAAGTTTTACCGCGAGGCGCTGGTTTCGAAGTTTGGCGGCAGGGAGAAGGTTCGTAGGGATCATCTCTCGCAGATTCTTTCTTACGTGATGAACCAGGAAGACCGGAGCAAGCCGCATACTATGAATGCTTGCGGAGCTTTGGTCTACCCTACCGTGGATGAGGATTTCGACTTTTCTTATAGGTATAAGGAGACGGGGCATCGCATCTTTGTGAGGACGGTAAACCTGGGGCAACCTTGGAGGAAAATAGAGGAACGGGTGAAGGAGATTGTGAAGGGAGAAGGCAGGGATGAATGGTGAAGATTGGCGATGAGGGACAAAAGCGATGAGGGACAAGCGATGGAATCGCTTGGAACGGGGGTGAGATGGGGACTGCTCCCTTCTTTGCTTCTTTGCTGGAGGGGCGGGCTTGCAGGAGAAAC